CTTCTGCCTTTTTTTGGAGTAAGACATGACCACACCTACCACGATTTCTGTTGCAATCGAGGTTCAATTACAGGATGCCCTGGCCGCCATACAGAAGTTCAACACCTCCGTGGCCCAAATGGGGCAGACCATAGGGCAATTTACCAAGGGGAGTCAATTCCAACAAACATCAGCGTCTGTTCGGGATTTGAATACCTCATTTGCCTCTATGGAACAGCATGTAAATTCCGTGGCGCAGGCCCATGCGAATGCAGTCGGGCCATTGGAGCGGTTTGGTCAGGTTATGGATCGCACATCGGGTTTTGTCTCTGGCTTCCATCAAGTGTTATTGGAGTTGGTGGCCGCCGGCGGCATAGTTGGGCTTGGTCGTGCCGTCTATGATGTGGGTGTGCAGATGATTGGCTTGCAGCGTGGGTTTGACGCGGTGACTGGTGATGCCCAAAAGACTCATGCTGAATTTACTTTTTTGCGAGAATTGGCCGCCAAGACTGGTTACAGTTTTTATGAGTTGACTCAAAATTTCTTACAGCTTGCAGCGGCCACGAAAGGCACTGGGGTTACCATGTCCCAGACCGAAGACATCTTTTCAGCTCTGGTAGAGACCAGCCGTGCCCTGGGCCTGTCCACGGAACAGACAAATGGAGCCTTGCTTGCCGTAACTCAGATGATGAGCAAGGGCAAGGTGGAGGCGCAGGAATTGCGGTTGCAATTGGGGAATGCCTTGCCTGGTGCGGTGAATGTCTTTGCCCAGGCATTGGGGATCTCTACCGGTCAATTGGAAAAGATGATGTCCAGTGGCGAGCTGCTTTCAAAGGATGTTTTGCCGCAAGTCGCCAAATACCTGCACAGCACATACGGTGAGGCCGCTGCCCTGGCCGCCACTACGCCGGATGCGGCACTCAATCGCCTAAAGGATGCTTGGAGGGACTTGTTGTTGGTTGTAGGCAAGTCTGATGTCTTGGCGACTGTTACAAAGATTCTGGAGGACATGACGCGAACCCTTAAGGATCCAGCAACTATTGCTCAGATTCAGGTTTTTGCCAAGGAGTTGAGCGCTGTTATAGGCGTGATTTACGATTTAGTGACTCAATGGGGGGCATGGATTGCGAGTTTTGCGGCGTTTAAGGTGGCAGCAGGGTCCGTGAGTAGTTTGCTTGGTGTAGTGCGTCTATTGTTCCCAGCCCTGCAAACCATGGCCGTAGCGGGCGAGGCGTCTGTGGCGGCTGGAGGTTGGTTGGTGCGTTTTGGGCCCTTGATGGGTATGTCAAGCGGGATTGTCTCTAATTTTGTGGAGAAATTGGGGACAATGGCCGAAGGTTTGAAGAATATGGCCATATCAGGCGCTATGTCTGTGGCATCAAATGGCTGGATGTTGCTTTTGGTTCCCTTGGCTGCGGCAGCCACAGTGGAGATCATAAGGCTTGCATCTGCTTTAAAGGACCTGCATGAGGAAAACAAGAAGCAGGTCGAGATATCCAAAACAAAGCAGGAGATCGATGCCCGCAATGTCGAAAAATTAAAGGAACTCTCTCAGCAGACTGGCATCAACATCACCAGCATGAAGCAATTTAATGAGTTGGTGCAGCAGGGTGTCTTGGTCTGGGATGGTGCGCAGCAGAAGTGGGTTGCATCTACGGCGACCCTGGCTGGTGTAAATCTGACCCTGGGGCAACTCAACCAGCTGGTGGCGGCGGGGAAGATGGTCTGGGATGAGTTGCACAAGACATGGGTGATCACTGATGACGCCCTCAAAAAGGCCAATATAGATCTCAATCAACTCAATAATCAGGTGAATGCCGGCAAGGTCTATTGGGATGCGGCCAATAAGACATGGCAGCTGACAGAGGTGACCTTGACCGAAACAACCCTGACCATCAAGCAGTTGAATGACATGGTGGCCAAGGGTGAGCTGGTGTGGAATGCTGCGAATAAGACCTGGCAGGCTGCCAATAGTAGCGTGAATGTCACCAGCCAAGAATTGGAGCAATTGACGCGCATTACGCAGGCCAACATGCTGGTCTGGAATAGCGCCAAGAATACCTGGGAGTTGAGTGCTCAAGTGCTCAATAAGATGAATATAGTCACTCGGCAACAGAGCACCTTTAACGAGGACCTGGCAAAGAGCATTGCGAAGGTGGAGGCCAGCGCAAAGGAGACACAGCAGGCCCTGGAGAATTTGGCCAAGGCCGATGCCTTTAACGGCACTGTCTCTGGTGTGCGGATGTTGGCTGCTGCGCTTCAGGAATTACGGGAAAAGGATGCCAAGCAGGTCAAAGTTGCCTTTGAAGAGATGGGCCAGATTCTGGAGAAGATGTCTGCCAATGAGATCGCCAATTTTGGCAAGGCGTTGACACAGGCGTTTAAGGATGGGGTCTTGAGCGCAGCAGATTTCCGGCAGGCAATGGATACGACTGTTGCTGCCGGTCTTAAAAAATTGGGTGTAGATGCTGGTGAGGCGGCAACGGGCATCAAGACAGCGTTTCAGGGTACCTTGGACCTCATAGATATGCTGGCCAAGCAGGCTGATGTAACGGGCCGGCAGATAGAGCTTGCCTTTAAGGCAGCAGCCAAGGCTGCAAGCAATACGGCTGAGTATGATGCCTTATTGCAGGAATTGGAGAATCTTAAGAATGCCGGAAAGATGGTTGGGGATGCCTATGAGATCGCCTTTGCTCGTGTGGCCAAAAAGGCCCTGGATGATTTTTACGATGCGCTCAAAAAGGCGACCAATGTGGCCGAGGTGAGGGAGCTTAAACAGGAACTGGAGGCAATGTTCAATGCAGGCGCCATCAGCTCAAGCCAATATAAGGAAAGCCTGCAGGATGCTGATGCGGCCATGCAAAGACTGGCCAGGACAAGTGATTTGACCAGGGGTGAGCTGGAGGAGTTCAACAGGTTACAGGCAGAGGCCGTAAAGCGCATTCAGGAAAACGCCAAGGCATCTCTACAACAGGCAGAGGCGCATGAGCAGACAGCCAGAAAGATAAACGATTATTTAGAGGTTGTGGATGAGGCGAAGAGGGAAGATGAACAATATTCTGAAGCGATGAAAAGAAATGCCGAAAATTTGGAGGAGCAAAAGAAACTTACTGATGAACATGTGAAGTCATTGGAGTCGGAGGCCAAGTCATTAGAAAAGTCAGCGGAACAGGAACGAAAAAAGGCGGATGAAGTAAGGGAACACGTGAAGGTATTGCAGCAACAATTGGAGATGGAAAAGGCAAGATTACAAAATATGATCAGCAGCGGTACTGCGACACAGGCAGAAATAGCCGCTCAAGAACAGATTGTGGATGATTTGAATCGGCAGCTTGCTGCTGCCCAAGCTAATGCTGCTGAACAATATGCCATAGCTGCGGCAGCGGAACAAGCGGCGGATGAAATCCAAAAGGCCGCTGAAGCAGCGGAAAGAGGGGCAGAAGCGGTAAACAGTTGGGATTTGTCATTTGGTCATGAAGAATTTTCTGGGACAATATCATATACTTCAAATGTTAATGATCTTACAAAGGCTTTGGAGGGGCTATCCAAAACATTATATGATACCACTCAAGCATTGAGTGAATATGATAAGTCAATGGAGATATTAAAAGATGTAAACAAAGATAGTATAGAAAGCATATCAAAAGCATTGGAAGCAGTTGACTATCAATATCAACAAGTCTTGTCAAGATTAGAATCCTGGCATATAGGATTGGAAGCGTCTGGTAGCTTGCTTTATCAAGCAGTAGCAGGAGAAATAGACGCCCTAAATAAGATAAAAAAAGCCCTTGAAGAAGTAAAATCAGTGCTATTGACCAATCAAGATTTTGAAAAGATAACCAACAAGCTCGATGATAATTTCAAGGGCATTCAAGACCAATTAGATAAGGTTGGTGATTCTCTCCACGGCCAGGTAGAGGAATATCAAAAATGGATAAAAGAGGCTGAACAGGCATTGGCGAGTGCAAAGGACCTCGACGAGGCCGATTTGAGCAGGCTTAAGGATAATATCAATTCTGCCAAGGAAAAGTTGGTGGAATTGGTCAATGAGGCCAAAAGTGCGACGCAGGCCCTGGAAGGCATAGGAGAATCCTTGAAGGAACAGCTCATGCAAATGCAAGGTGATGAGGTCGGACTGGAACAGGCAAGGTATGAAAAGCAGTTACAGCAGATTGAAGAGGAATACCAAAAGGCCGGTGAGATGGGTAAAAAACAATATGAAGAAGACCGGAAGTTGGCAGAAGAACTGCATCGCATAAAATTGGAACAAATAAAAAAACAGATGGAGGAAGAGGGTAAAACTTATGACGAAAGTAAGACAAAGATAACAGAGCAAAGCAAAACACAGCTTGAACATGATACAATACATTTTAATTATAGCATGGATGCAGAGGCTAAGTTGTATGCCAAGCGTATAGATTATCTTGGTAAAGTTGATAAATATCAAACAGAAGTAGAGCAGAATAGGCATGAGACAATCAATCAACATCTTGATGATGAAGCAAAGAAGATTATGAATATACCGTCAATCAGTCTGCCTTCGTTTTCTGACTCGAATTTTAATCCTGCTGATCAATATAAATCAAAGTTATATGTCCCGCAGGCTGTGCCTGTTACAAGTGGAAGCACTACAACAAAAACAGTCCATCTAAACCTTACATTGGGAGGCAAGGCTGCTGCGATCGATGTCGCAGAGCCTGATTATAAGAATTTCCTTGATATACTTGAAACTGCTGGAATGAGGGCGATGTAATGGCAATCACACTTGACACTGTAATACTGCCTAATGATTTGGTATGGGCGAATGAATTTGAACCTTGGAATGTATCCATCAACACAGAGTGGTCACTCGCTGGTGCCTTGCTGTTGCAGGATGGCAAGAAGCTCAAAGGAAGGCCGATCACATTGCAAGGCGGCGCAAATGCCGCTTGGTGTGACAGGTCAACCCTGGAGGCGATTAAGGCATTATATGAGCAACGCAAGGTAATGACCTTGGTTTATGGGAACCAAACATTTCAGGTGAGATTTGCTGAAAAGGCTTGGGATGCCCAGCCCATCATACCATATGCTGACAACGGCCAACCAACAGATAAGTATGCGATTACTTTATACTTCATAGAGGTGGAATAATATGGCAATCAACAAAAGCGATATAAAGTTAATGGCCTCGCAGGACATGTCTGATTACAGCGATGCTGGCGGCATGATGTCAGGTAATGCCATCGAGGATGGCGTTGTCAATAACATGTTTGCTGATATCTCCAGGCTTGATCGTGTTTATGGGCGCATAAGCCTGCGCAAGGCATTCTTGGCGGTGCAGACGCTCAATCGGGACACATATTACGGTTCGCATATCGTTTTGACAGACCCTCCGGACGACCCGCGCATACATGTAACGGCATTCACTACAGACAGCGATACAGATCTGCGGTCTGATGCCAGAAATTATATCGAAAACTATGTGGTGCAAGGTGCGCCATATCCTGGTTATTTGATGGGGGATCAGTTGCAGGGCGCAAGGGCAATTGTAATCTTGCAGCGTGAGGAATTGCCACTGCCAAAGGTGGGGGATGTGTTATATATTGTGGATGGGTCATCCTCGCAATATGTAAGAATTACTGATATAGCCACTAATGAAGTAAGAACATATACTGTAATAGTAAGTAATCAAACAACATCAGATATAAAAAGGCGCTATCTGGAGTTGAGCATATCTAATCAATTACTTTATACATTTCATGGGGCATCTCCTAATTATTGGGACACTGCGGGGAGTGCCAAGCTATACACGACACGGGTCGCTGACTCGGCCAGATATTACGGAGTAAAAAAGTTGGCGCAACCCATCACCAAAGGGGCGCTTACATTTCAGGCCGAAAGTATCTATACCAATCTGGTGCCGGCGGCACAGGCCGAAGCTGCCGTAGTGGATATGGGCCTGGATGGGCAGGTCGTGCCAGTGGTATCTGGAGAGCCAATCACGATTGCCGTTTCGGTCAATATCACCACTGGAGCCAATATCTATTTGGGCACTGCGTGCGTGGTGGGTAGTGTGACCATGACAGCAGGGATTTATACCTGGACGGACGATTCACAGGGCAATCTGCTGCGAAATGGCATTGCCGAGGCCTCCATAAATTATGGCTCAGGGGTTATCACCTGGGGCTTGTCAGGCGTAACTGGGGCGCAAAATGTGACTATTACCTATACGCCTGCTGTGGCAGTCGTAGAACCTAATGCATCAATAGCCGCTGATGTATTATTACAAACCCGCAGTTATAATTATACTTTCACATTGGCCCCAGACCTGGATAAACAATCAGTCATTGTTGACTATATGGCAAACGGCAACTGGTACCGGTTGCGTGACAATGGGCTTGGCGAGTTGATACCGGATGTGCCAGGGACAGGGACAGGCATCATAAATTACACTACTGGGTCAGTTATCTTAACATGTGGGGCTTTGCCTGATGTTGGCAGCAAGATCATAGTCTATTGGCAACAGCATAAAAATTATAGTCAGGCAAGTGACACAACGATGGATCACCCATTTTATTATTTTTTTAGGCTTGTACATTATCCTGTTGAGCCAGGAAGTGTCACCTTTACATTTGACAATACATCTGTTCATGATGATGGCTCTGGCAATTTCGTTGGAATCAATGGTAAAGTTGATTATCAAAGTGGGTATATTTATATATATCCTGCTACTATACCATCAGGTGGGAGTGATATTTCAGCAACGTTCAACAATGTGCAATACACATCAGCTGCCACTACAGGCGGCGGCCCTGGCTTTTATTCGTTAACTATGCAGAGAAGTGGAACATTGGGGCATGCTCCGATTAAAGCTGGGTCATTAACTATTGAAATAGATGGGCTATGTAGGGGGCAGGTCATCGGTTTAGAGACATTTGATAGATCAGGCTCTATAGTTTTGAAAAGTAGGCAATATGATTGGGTAGATTATTCAATCAATTATACTTTAAAGATACCAGAACAAACCATTGGTTCTATAAATTATGATACTGGGGCTATTGCTATAGCAGCAAGTATAAATGCAAGTTTTGCCGTCGTTCCTCCGTTCTATAATTATTCTCTTTCTTTTACACCTGAGACAGTTGCATTAGAGGATGCTATAGATGTAACTTATTATTCCAGCGAAGCAAGTTATATCATAGAAAGCAAGGATTATACAGCTTCTTCATTGCATGCTGCATTGGAACAACAAACTATTCGTGCTCCATTGGGGGATGTATTGGTTAATGTTGGTGGTGAAAAGTTATATGGCCACAATGGAATCTTATATAAAGACTATAAATACTCCACCGGTACTGGCACTGTGTGCGGTTCGGTGACACAAGACGGAAGAATAATTTTAGATAAATCATTCGTAGCAGATCAGCCAAATTCTATCGTAATAACATCAATGGCTTATAAACATTTTGATAATCCAACGGTGAGGATTACCTTCCGCACACCTGGTGCGCCCCTGCGGCCTGGCTCGTTATATGTGCAGGCCCATCGGCTGGACAATGACGAGGTAATCTATGCCACGGCGGATCTGTCGGGGAATCTGTCTTCTGAATGGATTAAGGGCACGGTCAATGGGGAGACAGGCGTCGTAGATGTGAAATTTGGCAAGTATGTGGGGCCGATTGCCAATTATGTCAATGAGTTGTGGTATGACGCCTCGACCAATGTGGGAGATACCACTTGGAGGCCATTGGGCGTAAAAGGAGAGACAATCAAATATAATGCTGTCATGTATAGCTCCATCCCTCTGGATGCCAATCTCCTGGGCCTGGACCCCGTCAGGCTGCCCACTGATGGCCGAGTGCCGATCTATCGTGTGGGTGATATCATTGTGATGCACAATACGCAGACAGATACGCTTCCTATGCCGCTTACGGCTGGCCAGCAGGTCACGTTAAGCCGAGGGGATTTGAGCCTGGTGGAGTTATACGATGCCAACAATGTCTTGGTGCCTGCGACCAAGTATTCCGTCAATCCGGCCACTGGGGTGATCACCATGGCCAATCCCCTGGACCTGTCGGGATATACCGAGCCGCTAAAGGCCATGCACAGGCGAGAGGACATGTGTCTGCTCTCTGATGTGCAGATCAATGGTCAGATGGCCGTGGTGGCGCCGATACAGCACGACTATGAGGCCAACACGACCTTTGTCTCAGGGGCGCTTGTCTTCGGCGATTTGCAGGCCCGTGTGCACAATATCTTTGACCAAAACACCTGGACGAATGTCTGGTCTGATACCCGCATTGGGGATGCAGCCATTGCCACCTATGACACCCTGCACTATCCGATCACGACCAGTAACAAGGGCGCTATCACGGAGCACTGGGCGATCATCTTTACATCTTCCAGCAATTTTAATGTGGTGGGCGAAAAGGTTGGTATTGTTGCCACAGGCTCGACCTTGCAGGATGTTGCACCCAACAACCCAGCAACTGGTGAGCCATATTTCCGCATTCAGGCCGGTGGTTGGGGCACTGGCTGGGCGACTAACAATACCTTTAGGTTTAACACAACATCTGCGACGGCGCCGATTTGGGTGGCAAGGACCACCCTTCAGGGGCCGGCGACCACAAATGAGGACTTTTGTAAAATCCAGATAAGAGGAGACAGCAACTGATGGGCAGCGCAAAGGTTTATCGTTGGGATGATGCCAGTGCCCCGACGCTCAATGGCACAAGGGGCAGTTTGTTGAATGTGTTGGATGCAGTGCTGGTCAATGGCTATGGTTCAAAGGCGTCTTTGGGCTGGAGTCTGGCCTATACTGCGACAAATAAGCGGGTATATAGGTCGCAGGGGAATGCCATGTTTTATAGATTTGACTCTGCGAGCACAACGGGGACACAGTACACAAATGTCTCAGGCTTTGAGAGCATGTCCGATGTGGATACAGGGACTGGCAGGTTTCCGGCAAGTGGAACGAATCTATTTGCGGGCGTCAGTAATACTACTGATACTACTGTGCGGCCCTGGTGTATCGTGGGAGATGAAAAGGGATTTTATTTCTTTAGTTGGTATAGCAATACTACTTCGCCAGTAAATACTAAAAATAATGCGATGGGATGGTATATAGGCGACATTGTATCCATCATTCCAGGGGATGTGTATAATAGTGGGTTGTTAGGGCTTTACACGAATGAAGCGTTATTTTCATATTTGACAACATTTGACGCAAATGGGAAATATCTATGTCGCAATAAAGATGGCGCAGCAGGGGTTATAACATTTGGATTTAAGGGGCAAGGTTGGGGGATACAAGGTTGTATGGGTTCGTCATCTCCAGGCTCATATCCCTTATCATATCCATATTACGGGCAATTTTTGTATTCCAGGCCGATGGTATGTGATACTGGCAACGCCCAGACACCACGGGGGTTTGTCCCTGGCCTTTTTTATCCGCACCATGCGCAGCCACTAAATAACTTTGAGGCCATATCGACGATAGATGGCTTATTGTTAACGGCTTTTTGCACTTATAATAGTTATTCATACCAAATTTTATTAGAACTCAACAACTTTAGGCCATAGATTATGTTCGCAAAGACATACGATAAAGATGGATTTGAAAAGACTGGCCAATCCACGAGGTATGAACTGGCCGGCAAGGTATTGGTAAACGGCAGCCCTGCTGTCAAGACGATCATCGCCCTCGATAGAGGCAGTTATACCTATTTGTGCAGCACAAATTCCTTTGCGGATGGCACGTGGCGCATAAGGGGCAATCCACAATATCCTGCCCAATCGCTATTGGTGATCTGTCGAGATGATACAGGCACTTATAATGCCGTGGTCTATGACCGCATCACGCAGGTGGCAGTGACCTATTATATGCTCAAACCCTATGTGCGTAAACGGCGTAATAGCTTGCCGAAGGCAACGATATCAGGAGGTTAAAAAATGGCTAAATGGAAGAATCCGATTGTTTTGGATGCTGAATTGGATGTAATCGCAACGGCAGATGAGGTGGCAATCTGCTCTGACCAGCCATCCACCTGGTATGAGGTGACCAATCCGCCTGCCTGGAGCAGTGGCGTGGTCAAGGCCTTGGGGGATGCCGTGAGGCCCACGGCACGAAGTGGCTATACCTACGAATGCACCACCGCTGGGACAACCGGCGCGACAGAGCCGACCTGGCCGACAACTGTAGGTGCGACCGTGACCGATGGCACAGTGACCTGGACATGCCGTCAGAGCTATGCCTTGGCCAACGCCAGCTTGACAGCCTCGGCCTTCAGCAAGTCCAATGGGGGCCTGCCGGCCTATGCGGTCTGGATGGCCTCTCAGGCCAAAAACATTGGGGATATGGTGGTGCCGTCTGTGGCGAATGGATATTGCTATGAGTGCACGGTGGCAGGCACCACTGGCTCGACAGCACCGACCTGGCCCAGCACAGAGCGGGCAACCGTGACCGATGGCACAGTGACCTGGACATGCCGCTTGATTCTGGGCAGGCAACAGACCATGGCACAGCAGTCCAATATCACCATACATGCAGGAGGCGCCTCCAGCGCAACGGCGACGCATATCGCCTTGTTGCGCTCCAGCGACAAGAAGCTTTTGTTGGTGGATCAGTGCACACCACAGACTCTAACTGCCGGCAACCTTGCCACTATCAACAGCTTTACGGATGTCATAGACCAGCCGATATAACCCATGTCTTATACACCGCCTGCTGGGTTGGACATAACCTTTAGCCTTTCAGGGGCGTCTTATGCGCCACCGGCAGGCGATGCTGTCAATTTTGTGCTGGGAGAGACCATCTCTACGGCGCAGGTCATGGTGGCCAATCTGCGCACCAGGCATGTGCTCGCCCAGGCCATTATTGGGCAACTACAACAGCTTTACGGTCTGGACCTCAAGACAGTCCATAGCCTGGCACAGACGGTGGTCTTGCATGCCACAGCCGTTGACAGCCTGACAGCGAGGCAGGCCAATGACCTGGCCAACGCTACCTTAAGGCAACTACACCTGCTGGCACCTGCAATCCTCCATACCCGCAAGACTGCGACATCCTCTTGCACGCCTCTGCCTGACTATATCAAGCCGACAGCCCAATCACCTGGCATATTGTTGCAGTATAAGGCGGGGAGCTATGTGACGGGCGAAACAGGCTTGGCCTGGCAGCAGGTGGAGAAGCGGGATTCGGATGCCTGCAGGGTGCCGTGGGATTACATCTCAAACAAGTGTGATGCCGAGACTGCCTGTGGTTATGCGGAGATCCCGCCAAAAGATAATGAAGAGGCATGGTTATATGGCGATGTCACAGGCAAGACCGACGGCGAAATAGCGGCACAGTGGCTGTCGTTATTGCCGGAAGACATGGTCAATAAGTTTCCTTGGGGGAGTGTGCAAAGGCTATTGGATGCTGATATTCAGGCGCCATATACCGTTCCGCCTGCCAAGGATGAGGATTTAAGCTACCTTTGGGAGACATTGCTTTGGTCAGATAAGGACATCGATTGCAATTATTTTAATAGCTTACCAAACAATGACCTGCCGTTTAAGATCCGTTGGGGCAAGCGTGATCCGTTTGAGCACTGCGTGCGCAGATATGTGCAGCCGCGAGGGGATCAGTTGGTTTTTAATCTACAGCCCCTCGATGCGCCGCCTAAAGGCAATGAGGTTTTGTTTTATTTTGATGCGCTGGAATATGATTGGGTGTGTGATTATGACCCAGGCGGTGGGCCTGTGGATCCGTGGTCCCCGCCACAACATGACATCATAATCATTCCAGCAATGGAGGCTTATATCATGAGTAATAATATCAGTGTTGTAAGGGTATCAGACAGGGCGCCTGTTGAGGTGATGGCCGTATCGGTCACGCTTGATATGTCGTCTTGGACATGGGGCTTTCAGGCCACCCTCGGCACACGAGAGGCGTTGAACCTGGTGGTGCCGCAGAATGGGGTGCCTGTGACGCTGGAGGTGAATGTCAATGGGTGGCTGTGGACTGTTATGGTGGAGAATTGGCGGGAAAGTAAGTCATTTGGCAAGGCCGCCTGGACAGTGCAGGGCCGTAGCGAATCAGCGCAGCTTGCCTCGCCTTATGCGCCTGCCAAGACCTATCTGGAGGCCAACGACAGGACGGCGGTGCAATTGGTGGAGCAGGAGCTTCAGAATATGGGTTGGTCTGTGGATTGGCAGCCCATTGACTGGTTGGTGCCTGGCGGATGTTACAGTTACAACAACCAGACACCCATGCAGGCGATACAAATGATTGCCGAGGCCGCTGGGGCAGTCATACAGACGGATGCAACGGCCAAGACGCTGCATGTGGTGCCCAGATATGCCATCAGTCCATGGCAATGGTCGCAGGCAACGCCTGATGTGATCTTGCCTGACAGCGCAATCAAGGAGCTGTCCAGGGATTATAAGCCCTCGCCTGCCTATAATGGCATCTATGTGAGCGGGCAGACACAGGGTGGCGTGACGGTGTTTGTCAAGCGTGCAGGGACTGATGGGGCAATTCAGATGCCGCAGGTGGTGCATCCGCTGATCACATCCAGGGAGATCGGCCAGGAAAGAGGCCGCATTGCCTTGGCGTCTTGCGGTGCGTGGGAGTCTATCACCCTGGCAACGCAACTGGCGCAGGCCCCAAATACGCCTGGGCTTATTCTGCCTGGGAAGCTGTTACAGGTGGTGGAAAATGGGGTGTCGTGGATTGGGCAGGTAACAGGCGTAAATGTGGCGGTGAACAACCAGAATGGTATTTATGTTGCGCAGCAATTGGAGGTGGAGAGATATTATGGCTAATCTTTGGGCACAATTTAAGAAATTGATTGCGGATAGCCCGCTTTTAATTGGCACCGTGACGGCCCTAAATACGGACAACTCGACGACAGTGACCATGCTGGGCGGGGGTGTAGTTAAGGTGTTGGGGCAGCCCGTGGATATTATCGGCGCAAAGGTGTTTTTGCGTGGGCATGAAATCATCGGCCAGGCACCTGATTTGCCGAGTTATATGGTTGAGGTGTGAGGGGGGGGGTTGGTTTAAGAATGTTGTTATATGGTTTTAATAATTGGGAATTGGCTGGGGTCTTCGGTTTGAACTATCTGGAAATTCCGGATAGTTGCAGAAGAGTCGAGCTCATGTAGCTGCCAACTATAGTTGTTCACCACTTCATTATTTCAGGAATGAAAAGATACTGCGACACAACGCAATAGACAGGCGATATATGTCCTAATCTCGGAGGCCTCTCAATCGAGGGGTCTATCGAAATTGCATGGGCAGATGGCTTGTAGATGCAGGCGTTCGGCCATGGTGCAGGCGTCGCCGCACTCCCCCTACCCCTCCTTCTTTTCAAGAAAAAATTTGGGTCCTTCCCAGGCCATGGGGCGGCGGGAGTTCGGCGACGCCCCGCGCTGGCCGCATGGTGAATTTTTCGAAAAGTCTTGGAATTATAGATAGTTGCAACTTTGGCATAATGATTGCAATAGCAATTCATTCAAACATTGGCATAGTAGTTGCTATTGCAAAATTAGGGACCATGGCCACAAGTTTAAGGACATGGTTATATCAGGTGCCATGTCTGTGGCATCAAAGGGCCTATTTGAAGTTTTGTATTATTGGCTGTTGAGATATTTTTTAATATCTTCGATGACCTCACCTGTTTCTAAATCGGTGCAGGATTGAATGCGGTCATAACGAAATGAGCGGAATGCCCCTCGCAAATGGCAAAATCCTGCTAAAATGCCGCCATATTTATCGTCATTGAACATTTGCACATCGACATCTCGCACTGTTATTTGCCCATCTCTATCGGCATATTCCAGGCGCAAAAAGGCCGTGACTCTTTTGGTGCCTAATGCGTTTTCGATATGAAATCGTCTGGTTGTCCTTGGTTGTTTGAGTGTTAAATTGGCTATTAGACAATCTGCGGCTGATTGAAATGGTGTTTTCTCTGTTTTTGTGGCTTCAGGCTTGGTGTTTGTTTGTTGTATGGGGTCTGTTGGTTTTTGTTGTTCTTCCTTGGTATGCTGGGCCTGTGCCAATCGAAGTTGTATTTTTGCTTTTATGGCTTCCTTAATCTTTTTTTGTTCTGTGGCGTCTGTTGGCTGTTGTTGTTTTTCTTTATTTGTTGGTTGGCGTTTTGTTGTTTTTTGTTGTTTTTCCCAGTCGCGTGTGATATGTGTTCGGCGGTAACGGGTCAAAAGCTTCAATACTATGCTGAGTGGTAAGCATAGGATTATTATGGCCCAAAATATCAATTTGATAATTGATATCACAATCCCCATGGTTTTTTGCCTATTTAGCGGATGACGCGGTTTTACCAGCTGTGTTCTCTCCCGTTTTCAAGACAGACCTTATCGGACTTGCTTAAAAACAACTTGCCATAAAATAAACCATAGCTCCTGATAGGTAAAGAACTAAACGGGATGGAACATTTAATCACCGTATGGAGGTTTATTAGTGGATTTTGAGTGTAGTCAAATGTAGTCAAAACCCATATTTTATTATTATCAAAAGTTGAATAATTATATTTCTAACATTTTGTTTTATTTACATAAATTGGAGCCGACAATCGGATTCGAACCGATGGCCTACTGACCAGGAGTAATAAAGTATAATAAAAATTTATCATTATTCCAGGTAGTTATGTTTATTTTTTGTGTCTATTGTAGTCATCAGGTTTTTGGGGTTCTGTTGGAAACGTATTTATGAATTTCGTCACCGCATCTTGCAGGCGGTGGATGGTTATTCTGGTGTAGATCGTGGTGGTGGCAATGTCTTCGTGTCCCAGGGCCTCCTGCACCAGGCGCAGGTCGCCGGTGGAGGCCAGCAGGTTTGTGGCAAAGGCATGGCGCAGCATGTGGTGTGTGATTATTGGCACGCCTGCCCTTTTGCAGGCTGTTTTTAGGCAAACTTTTATGTGTGTATAAGGTTTGCCAGTCTTGGGATTTATGAACACATAGCCTGTTGTCTGGTGTGGCCGAAGCAGTTCGAGCACCTCGTCGGACAGCACAATTATGCGAGGCTTGTTTCCCTTGGTCTTTTTGAGTAAGGCGATTTTATTCTGCATGTCCATATTTTCCCATCGCAAGTTTGTTACTTCATGCAACCTGCAGCCCGATTGAAACA